ACAAATATGATTCATCTATTAAAGTAAATATACCAGTTGGAGCTAAGGCTGGAGACAAAATTTATATAAATAAAAGTCAAATAATGATGCCCAATGTACCAGTCACTTTTGCTGATGGGGAGATTCATACTCCTAAAAAACTTGTTTTTGAAATACAGAAGGAGGAATGGGAAGAAGACAGCGAAAAAAGTGATAGCAAATACAATATACAAAAGAATGTTGATCAAAAATCACTTGGTTTCTATGACCCACAAGGATATCATGGCGAAAAGATAATGAAACTAGGTCCTGATACAACCGAAGACGCACCTTTTGAAAAACAAATCAATTTTGAACACTTTGATATTTTACATAACGAAAGAGTTGAAAAAATAAAAAAGGAAGAAAAGGAAAAGAAAGAAAAGGAAGAAGGATATGAAGAGGAGAAAAAATCTAAGTCATATTCTCCTATTCCTTATACTAAATTTCGTCCAGGTAGATCTAAGAGTTTTGAAAAGCTGAACGACAAGTGGAGAGTCGTGTGGTCAAAGACTGAAAATGCTCCCTACTACTTTAACCTAGACACGAAAAAAAGTCAGTGGACGCCACCACCGCTCATCGGCCAACAGCCAATGGGCCAACCAGAATCTGAAGAAAAGGAAAAGAAAGAAAAGGATGATTCTGATGAGAATGAGGAAGAAAAGGTGGCAAAGCTCGCGAAGGGCCTGATCGCGGCGAGGGATTTGGCGAAGAGGGATACGGGGGCAGCCGCGCGCCTCGCCCGCGCGCTCCTCGACGATGACGAAGAAAAGGGGCCGTCGCTGGGGGCGCGCTACCACGGCGTCGTCGCCGACGATTTGTTGCCCGAGGGTAAGGCGCCACAGGTCTACGCGGCGACAGAAAAGGATGATTCTGATGAGAATGATGATGGGAAGGAAGACTTCGTCTCGCATCGCTTCGAGGAAGACGACCTCGTCGAGGCGCTATATATGGACGGGAATTGGTACAACGCCAAAATTAAATCCCTAGAAGCCGACGGCAGGTACGTCATCGAGTGGACAGATCCGCGATTGCGCCACGGCGTATCGCGATCCAGCAAATTCGCCACGATCGACGACGACGAGCTGCGGCATGGACAGACTCTAATGCCGTGGAGCATCCGCAATGACTCACTCGTGCATGCATTGGAGAAGGATGATGATGATGAAGGGGTGCCAGAAATGAAGAAAGATGATGATGAGGAAGATGATGAGGAAGATGATGAGGAAGATGATGAGGAAGATGATGAGGAAGATGATGAGGAAGATGATGAGGAAGATGATGAGGAAGATAATGAAGATGATGATGAGGAAGATGATGATGAGGATGAATCACAAGAGAGTTCTAGTTATTACCCATCTACTATATCATCGCTTACAAGCAATTCAGTAAATCTTGCAGAATCATCACCATTATAAAAATTTGATATGAAATATGGAATGTCGAATATGTTTTGATTGTACTAATGAACCACTAATTTCTCCCTGTAAATGTACTGGCAGTATGCAATGGGTACATAGAACATGTTTACAAAAATGGATAAATATAAAAAAAGACAATAAATGCCCAGTTTGTAAAGAAATTTATATTATAAATAGGGATAAAACTCAGGGATTTGTGTCATATCTTCTTGAAAGCGATACATTTACTACTATAATAAGTGGTTTGTTGTGTTTGTTGATTATAAATTTTTCATTTCATTACAAAATAAGACCCAATACAATAGCATTGAGTTTTTTTATGATAATTTTTGGAATGCATTACATTCAAGTTTTATTTCAACATGAAGAAATAAATTTTGACGAACTATTTGAAACAATGATTATTTATTCTGGTAATGGTAGAAATCAATATTCACATTTCGCAGTAATTGGGGCAAGTTTTTGGTTGATAATAGATAAGTTAAAACATAAAATATTGATTCCTTATGCGTAAGAATTATTTAATAATGTAATATTTAATGGAGGTACAAGACATATATCCAAAATTAGCTGAAAAAGGTTCGTGTAAAAAGTATGAGTCTATTCAAGGTGAACAAATCTTGTATAGTCGTAAAAAGAAAAAATATTGTAGAAATAAAACAAAACGAAAAACAGTAGTTATAAAAGAAAGTCCAGACCTGGCGCCCTCACAAAATGTTTGTAAAAATTCTAGTAAGAAAGATTTAAAAGAAATGGCATTATTGTTAAATATAAAAGAACCTGAAAAAGTATGTACATTGATAAATTCATGGAAACAAACTTATAAAAAGCCTAATATGAAGCAAATAAAGCTAGTAGCATCAATTCTTGATATATCTTATGAAAGATATAGTAATAATTTTTTGAATTCTTCTTCTAAGAAAGATTATGATATAGAATTAAGAAGAAAATTATTAGATTCAATTGAAAAAAAGATAAAAAATAATTTGACACCATCATTTCAATATTGGATAAATATTGAAAATACCGATTCAGTTAACTGGACGATAATATTATTGTCAAAAATAATATTGCCTGATAATTTTCCAGAACATTCTAATTTAAAAATAAGTGAAGATTTATATAAACATTATTTAATTTTACTTGGAAAAGAAGACGAAAAAAAAAGAAACCAATTTTTCGATGAAGAAAATCCGGGTTTTGAATATTTAAGCGATGAAGGAATAAGCGAATTAAAGGAAGCTTTAATTACCAAATTTTCAAGTTGTGTAAGTAAATTTGTATTTAAAAAGAGAGCATTATCTTGTTTAGTTAACAAATCTATATACTCAAAAAACAATTATGATCCTTTAGAGTTTTGTAAAAAAGAAATATTAACACGCAGTTATGATAATAAAAAATTCAGTATACCTTACAATGAATGTCTTATTGATAATTGTTCAGAAAATATAAAAAAACAAATCCAATAGCGCATTTTGAAAATGCATGTAAACTATATATAGTCTCCCGAACAATCGGAGCGCTCCAGTTCTATATTAGTTATACGCGTACTGCTAGGTCTGCCATCCCAAGTAGTTCCAAGTCCATCCTTTACATAAAAATCTCCTCCTGTCTCCCACGCAGATTGTTCTAAAAGTTCATTATTTGGTGGTTCAATTTTATGATCATTATTGCGCTTTACACTATTGTCTATTAGTATAGAATGATAATACTTTTCTTTGTTTTTCTTAATTTCGTCCCATCTGAATTCAATAAGAATATTAGACCGTAACTTATTGTCGTCTTTTTCATACCAAGCACCCCCTTTACAGTATCTTTTTAGATGCTGATTCTGTGGAATTATTCTATAACTGATTGGGTAACCTAAATATGGTACATTGCTCTCCGTAATTCCGTCTATAACCTTAAGGTCCTTATTATTTTTTTTTGTAATCCATCTAAGCCATTTGTATGCAACAGTGGTTGGTTTACCTAGGCCATTTTTATAAATTAAATCATCAGTATCATATTCAGTTCTGAAACTAAGATCCCAATCTAAATCATGTGGTCCTCCATAAGGCATTCTCTCAAAGTAAAGAATGGGTAATTCAATAACACAATAATACATTCCCTTTTCAGATGAAACACTAATGGCTCTTCTTACAGAGAAATAGAACTTATTTGTTAATTCGGTCATAAGCTTTTTCTCCTTTCTCTTTAATGAGCGTTTCCATTCATCCTGTGCGAAGAACTTTTTATCTTCGATGTCTTTTAAACTATTTTTTGTTTTGGTTGTAATTTCATCCATGATATTTAAAGATGATTGTAAATTCTCCATTTTATTTTGTTGTTTTAGTATTTTATTTTGTTGTTTTAGTGATATATTGTTATATACAAAAACGTATAATCATTTTTATAAAATTGATAAAAACATTGGATATAAATATGCAAAATAAGAATAACATTACAAAAGTATATGCATTATTAGCATTACATAGTTGGCCAAAAAGAAGAATGGAAGAAAAAGGCGAAACATCAAAAAGATATAAGATGTTTTACAAAAAAACAAGAAAAATAAGCCTAAATTCAAAAATATTGAAAGATTATAATAAAATACAAGACTTAACTACATCCAAATATGTGACTTATATTAACAATGTAAATAATACAGTAGTAATGTCAATACGGGGTACTGATGTAGCACAATTTGAAGAAAACGATTTTTATACGGATGCTTTATTACTTCTTGGAAAAGAAAAGAATCGTTCTATTTATAAAAATAGCTATAACAATTTGAAACAAATATACAAAAAATATCCAAATTATAAGGTAATACTTTTAGGTGCATCATTAGGTGGCAGAGTTGCGATTGATTTACTTGATTCAGATTTAGGTGAAAAACTATACGAAGTACATGTATTTAATACTGCAACAGTACCATTAAATCTTTATAAATCAGCAGTATGTCATATGGATAATATGACAAAAAAAGATATGAAATTTTGTAATAATCGAGATAAGTTACATATTAATCTTGTAAATAACGATATACTATCAATTTTAAGCCTTGGTGAGAAAGCAAAAACAAAAAAAGTATTTACAAAGAAGAAAAAAAGCTCTAGGTATTTAGTTGGAAAAAACAAAAACATAAAAACAAATCACTCAATCATGAATTTTATATGAATCAACATCATTATCCATTGCATTGATGCCTAAAATGTATACATTATTTTATAATTGAACAATTCAAAATCCTTTTTATATATTTTATTTATAGTTTTAATGGTCTCTAAATCAAAATAATCAGGTAAATTATATATTTTTATGCTTGAATATTTAGTTTCTAATTTTTCAAATTTAACTTCATTAATTTGAAAATCAGAATTACATATAAACATATATTGCGGGTAATAATGAATAATTTTACTGTTAAAATTTGTATTAAAATCGTATTTTGTTAGATCTTCCTTGACCCAATTTTTAAAATCATTTATATTAGATTTGTTATTTAGATAAAAAAAAGCACTTATAACTCTGTTGTATGGATTTCTAGTATATGTATAGTAGTTAATCTGTTGTCCTTTTAAAAAACTAATATACTTACTATTACACATAAAGGGTATATGTGCCATATCAAAATTATTTTTCACGTACCAATATTTTTTTAAAACAATATTATGTGATGTTTTTTTAATGTTATTCCTTATGAATTTCCCTGAATTTTTTGGAATATGTATATAACAATACACTGTACCATTATTTTTATAAATTAGCATAATATAAAAATTATTAAAATATAAAGAAGTTGTTGATTACAGAGTTTAAAATGTTCAAATATTAATGGTATTCCATAATGTGTGTGAAACTATATTCAGAAAGATGCTGTTAAAATGTAAAGAAGAAGAAAGTTCAAAAGAATGTAGTGAATTGAATAATAATTTTGACAAATTATGTAGTAAAAAGGGTACTGATTGTGACTTAATGTACAACATTCTTTTAGAGTGTTGTTATAATGAAGTTTGGAATTTTTCAGAAAAGCAATGTAAAATTCTGAAGAAAATTGTAAAAAATGAATGCAATTAGCTTTCTAATTTTTGAGTATTGGAAATAGATGAAGTTTTTATATTATTTTTGATAGAATCTAATTTATCTGATTGTTTTTGTTCTTGTTCTTGTTCTTGTTCTTGTTCTAATTCAATATTAGCTTGTTGTTTCATTTCATTTTCATTTGCGGCTTCTTTTTGAATAATTTCTTTAACATTAACTCTGTCTTCTTGTAAATTAAATTTTTTCATTACAAGTGAAGATTGTTTAAACCAATCACAATGAGATTTCATAATATCATCAAGTTTCCAATAATTCATCATAAATGCATGACAGCCATATGTCCATGCAACTTCTGGATTTGTATTATCAGAATAGTCTTCTGGAATTACAATAGTATAAATATTTTGATTTGAAAATGCGAAAGATTTAGGATTTACTGGAGAACTGACTTCTTTTGATGTTAATATTCTGGCGTTATTTGATGAAGTATGTAAATTTACTAATTCATCCAGAAGTGTATGACTTGTTTCTCCACTAACTATAAGAACAATCTTGTTTAATAATTTACAAACTGGCTCCCTGGCAACAGATTTTTTTGAATGATATGAGTATCTTGGATCAAGAATATGATCTCCATGTATAGAATCAACAAATGTGTTGGCAATTTTATCCATAACTCCCAAATTATTAGTTTTAATATTAAGATGGATTAATAATGGATCATCATATTTTTCTACAAATCCATAACTTGAGACTACTTCAAATACTTCTTCTAATGATAAATAATTGAGAGATGGAAGTCCTCTATATTCTGAACGTATTACTGGTATTATTTCATTATTAACAACATGAGAATAAATATCGAAATCTAAAAATCTAGCTCCTGCTTGTAAAACAGTTTTTAACATTTCAGTACTAACATAATTGCCAGAAGAATAAGGAGCCACACAACTTTGATGACTGGATGCAATATAAAAATCAACTAACTTAGCTCCATTTCTTTCGTCGCATGCGGCTACAGCAGATGTAACACATCCCTCAATTTCTCGACATTCTGTGCTATTTGATGTATAATAATCGCCAGTATGATATGTAATACATCTGGAAATCGGTTTTACTCCAATCATTAATTCATTATAGAGAACTTGTAATGATTTAATGGCATTATTCTCACTAAGTTCAAAATTGACATTTTTATTAACAAATGCACAGCTGAAAAAAAAGTGTACACCAAAAGCAATTGTTATAGCACATGTGATAAGTACAATTAATACTGAAATAGGTTTATGTGCACCTCCAAGAATTGTCAAATATAAACCAAGAAATATTAAAGACGTTAAAGAGCCCATAAAGATAAGCCCATTATTCATAATTTGATTTGGTTTATTGAAACATGCCCTTGATGACGGAGAATGATTAGTCATTTTGATTAGGGCATAAATATATAAACTAATAGAAATTCCGATAATAGAATACTTTTCAATATTTTTAAAATCAATTGATTTTATTTTGTTTTGTATATTGTCTATGTTAGTAATATTTTGTAGATGTTGTGGCATTGTCATATTAGGTAGTATGTTTGTATTGTCCATTCCTTAACAATTTATTAGATTTAAAAATGTACACACACACAAAAATGATAACAAGTTAGTTGAAAATACAAAATACTAAGATTAAGAAAAAAATTCTATAATGGTGAATAAAGGAAAAATTCCAACAAAAACAGAAATAAATATATTAAAAAAGAATGAAGCAAAACAAAAATTGGAATCTTTGAACTTAGATTCAAATGGATCACGACCAGAATTACATGAACGTTTAATGATTTATTATCATGGTATTGATTCAGTAAAAAAAGAAAAAAAGGTCAAATCTTCGAAAAAAGATGTACCCTGTAGAAGTGCTATTCGATTAATGAAAAAGGGTGATATAATTTCTATTCTAAATGAATTGAATTTACCAACAAATGGTGGAAAAGATTGTTTAGTAAACAGACTGGATTCATTTTATAGGCCAAATAATAAAGAAAAAAAACAAGATTCATTGAAGAATAATGTTTTGAAAGAAAAATTGAAGAAAAGTCTTACAAAAAATCAGATTAGAAACATGACTAAAAATGATCTAAAAGAAAATTTAGAAAAATTAGGATTATCAACAAATGGTGCAATTATTGAAATGTCAAAACGTTTAGAAGAATATTATCATCCACCATTATGTTCAAATATATCTACAAAATCAAATTTACCTACCTGTAGTATTAAAAAAGAAGTTTTGAATGATAAAACAAGCACATCACAAGTACATGTCATATTGTATAATGGAAGGAAGATAGGTGTTATGTTTGATAATTTACAAGTATTAGAAGAGTCTTCTGATGATGAATGGATCAAAACAGATTTATATTGGGATTTAGAAAATTGGTGTCCATACTAAATTTTGAATGCAAAAATCCGTTTATATTGCTTAAGTTTAACCTATGCTTAATATATCTATGAGTCATCTATCTCAATTTAATTCTGCGGTCCATGGATTAGTTGGCGATTTCAAAAAAATGAAATATTTAGAGAAGGATGTATTAAGATTAGAGACATATATAGAAATAACACATATTAATGCACGTTCAATAATAACACAATTTCAAACTCATGTATTGAAGGATGTATTTGTTTCAAATATATTGTCAAATAATGTTGATTTTTTTATGAAATATGATGCTACAGAAATAATAGCAAAAGAAGCAAAAAATGCAAATGAAATAAATTATGCTCATTCTTTAATAAAACGAATACAAGATTTAGTAAAATCAATGAGACAAAATAAGTCTTATGAAAATATTGATGCAACATTCAATTGGATAAAAGTTTTATGTTTTCACGCATATTCTGATTTAGGTATTAATGCTGCTGAAAAATTTACCCAATTGCAAAGACAAGGTCCTAATTCATGTGTATAATAAAAATCAATCAGCTCCAAAGACTTGTGGGCTTTCGTCAGACAATATTTTCGAAAAGTTTGAACATGTATTCAGATATTTATCAACAGCAATTTGTCCAATTTTGATTAATTCGTCTTTTTGTTTTTCAGAAATATAAAAATCATAAGATCCGATATTATTTGGATATATAATCTCAATGGTATCTGTTTCACCGCCTTCTATAATTTTTCCATGTTTTTCTTGGGCGGCGTAAAATATAATATTTATAATTGCTCGAATGTATTGAATAATATTTGTAGGTTTAGAAAAACCGTTTTGTGTTGATTCAATAACACTTACAAGATTACATGCTAATGCTGGAATATTTGGAAAAGCATCTGCAGGTAGATTAGCATTAAGGGCACCATCGACAAACATTTTATCTTCCCAATAAACTGGTTCAAAAAACAGAGGTATGGTTGATGATGCGCGACAAGCAACACTAATTGGCATATTTGGATGATTATGTCTATCTATCATTTCATATTGTCTTGTAAAAACATTACATACACCGACTCTTAATTCATTACCATTAAGTTCATATAATTGTTGCATAGTACATTTTTCTATACCATATTTTGATACAAATAAATCTTCAAGATAGATTTCAATATTTTTTCCGCTATAATATCCATAATTTTTAATTAAATTAAAAATTCTTCTAATAACACCAGATTTTCCATCTAAAAATTTTTCTAAAGGTATATTCTTAATAGCTACTATTAATTCATTACCTGTAAATCCAAATGCTAAAAGGGATGCAGCTTGTGCTCCAACGGATGTTCCAGCAAATTTATTGATATTGGTTAATAATCCTTTTTCTTCAAGTCTTTTTGCAACTCCGGCATAAATAATTCCAAGTGTGCCACCACCTTCAAACAGTATAGCCTGTGGTTTTTTTCCTTTATATGTACATTTTATATTGGGTAAAAATTCAAAACTAAAAACTAAACTTGTAAAAAAACAAAATTTAATAATCTTTTTTAAATTGAAAATCATAATATTCTTTTATGATAAGTTTACTTTAAATAGAATGAAATTGTCAAACAAAATACCTAAAGAAATTATTATAAATATTTTAGAGCCATATACCCGAAAATGTCAATCAAAAGAATTGATTGATGATATTAGTGGCTATTATTCTACCTTGAATTTAATATTTAATAAATATTATTCTAATTTGTATGATGATTATGGAAATTATTTTTTAAATAATGGAATAACACCAAAATCAAAAATAAAAGTTGGTCGTTTAGTGTGGTATTTTTTGGAATTAGATATGCTAGTTTTTATGCTTTCAAATAATTTATTACCAAATTTTTCAAATATTATTGATAACGCATATTCAAGAGTTTTGGTTGAAACTATACAAGATGAATATACTGATTTTTGGTTATTTGATATTATGAAAGAATATAAGAAAACAAAGAAAAGGGTATGTTTAATGTGGGCTAAATTAAAAAATACACAACGTTTGTATTTTATAAAAAATTATATTATATAATTTTCGAATATATTAAGACATTTTAAATGTAAGACATGTTAAGTAAAATAAGTAAAAAAGTAAAAAAAAGATACTTCTAAGGTAATGGAAATATCTTTTGGTAATATAATTTTATTATTGGCTTTTATTGGTTCAATAATAGTTTTTTGTGTATGTACTTTTTTTAATCCTCATCCTACTAGTTCAAAATTCCTTTTAATAGAAATAATCAAACAATCTTCATTCGTATATTTTTTGATACAAGTTATTGGAATAATATATTATACTGGATATTTGACTATTGATAAATCGTATATATTACCTTTAGTAATTGGAATTAGTGTGTATATTTTAACAATAACAATGGGTTATGCTCAAATGTACAATTGTAAAAAACCGAAAAGAACAACAATATTGTTACAATCTTTGAAACCTGTAATAGCAGTAATAGTAACTTGTATAATAATATTGAAAGTACCTATATTAAGTCAAGGATTTTATGATTTAGTTGGAAAAGAGTCTGATTCTGATTTAGCAATGTGGACTTCGTTTGGTTTTTGGATGGCTTCATCATTATGGCCATCTATACCATTAGCATATTTTTCTATTGAACAAAATTCTTGTAGTAATGATTCAGAAATAAATGTAACGGAAATTCCAGATAAAGTTCCTATTCCTGAGACGATATAGTTATATAATCGTAAATTTGTGAATATCTTTTTTCACCAATTTTAGCAGACTTTGTAACATGTAGAAATGTAGACTTGTCTTTAATACCTTGTAATAAAGAACTCCAATTGGGATAGTTATTAGCAATTATTTGTGCAATTTTTTTTGAAATACCAGGAATTTGACTAATTTGTAAAATGTAACATATTTTTGGTGTTAGATTTTGTTTTTTAGAGACGTGTAATGTTTGAATATATTCTTCTTGTGTTGAAAAATTAGAATTAATATTGTGATCTAGTCCATGATTATAAAGTTTAGAGTCTTTTATCAATTTATCTTTTATTAGTTGAATAAGATTCGTAGTTTCTTGTATCGACCCTGTAAGAAAAACACACATTTTATCTTTGAATTGTAATCTAATAATTATTTGTTTCAAAATATTTTTGAATTTAAGATCGTATTCTGGAACGTTTCCTTCAATTATATATCCTTTATGAATAAAATTGGTTACATTAATTCGTTTTTTTTGTTCTGAAAAACGACCATCACACAAAGAAGATTGTAAATCTTTTATTGTTTTTCTTTCCAATATAACTAATTTGGTTTTGTCATCAGATTTTATGATATGTATATCTCCAACATCAAGATTCGTATATGTAGCTAAATCTGTTCCTAAAATATTTTTGATTCCATTTTCACGATAATCAATTACAATATCCATTTGTTAATAAGTTTGATTTTTATATTTATATAAGAGTAAGATATGGACAATTACAAGATTTGTGTCATAGGTGCTCTGTGCTTGGTCATTTTAGGCTTATGCTATTTGATTAGAAATCGTAACGTCGAATCATTTGAAGATTCTGTAAAAAGCGAGGTAAAGGCTGTTGAGGAATCAGCCCCTGTCAAAAAATCAAATAGAGGTGTACAAAAATCACCAGGTCCTGTTCCAGCTGCCGAAGGTAGCCAAGAACAGCCAAAAAGACTTTTGGACGATGAAAGCGATCCTGTATTAGGAAACGCAAGTCCTGCGTCAGCTTTTCCCAAAGGTTCTTTAAAACCTCAAGACTTATTGCCAAGTCAAGAAGCTACCGCATGGTCGCATGCCAACCCAGTTGGAGCGGGTGAACTTGAAGATCAAAACTTTTTGACTGCTGGATTTCACGTAGGAATCAATACCGTAGGACAAAGTCTACGCAATGCGAATTTACAAATTCGTTCTGAACCACCTAATCCTCAAAAAAAGGTAGGACCATGGATGCAATCAACAATTGAACCCGATTTAAATCGTAAAGCTCTTGAAGTAGGTGGAGAAATGTAAATTTACACCTTTAGAAATTTAAAACGCATACTTTATAGATTGTTTTTCTTTATTTTTCTTGTCTTATTTTTAGATAAATAATATTGAACAAAGGCCGCCATATCGCATGTTAGGTGTTATGGTAAAAAATGAATACATTTTATCTTAGACAAGATAATATACACTAGGAATCACACAACACATTTATAACTTCCTTAGCGATAGCTTTTCCCAAATTAACGGGAACAGCATTGCCTATTTGTTTATATATTTGATTAATAGAACCTGAAAATTTGTAATTATCTGGAAATGTCTGAATTCGTGAATATTCGAGTGTTTGTAGAGGACGTGTTTCTATTGGATGACACCTTTCTGTTTGTTTTTGGGAGGGCGTCGTCAATAAAGTAAGACTTGGCTTATTCATATCCAAACGTTTAAGAATACCGCGTTTTCCACCACCAGAGTCATAACTGTTACCCATATATTGTCTGGCAATGTCATCTGGTATATCTACCCAACATCCTCCTTCAGGTACTAATTTCATTATATCATATTTTTCTTTTTTATAAACGGCACCTGGTGATTCAGGACAATTTTCAAGAACATCTTTTAACACGGGTTTATATTTATGTGGTTGTGGAAAATTAAAGTTTTTTTTTATTGAACTATTGATACCAACTATAATAAGACGTTTCCTATTTTGAGGGACAGAATAATCATTTGCATTTAATACTTTGTAATTTATGATATATTTACCTATTTTGTTAATCTCATTAATAATCATTTGTAAAGTATTTCCTTTGTCGTGTGTTACGAGACCCTGGACATTTTCAATTATGAATACATTCGGAGTTAAAATATTTATCATTTTAATGAAATGAAGAATTAATTTTCCCCGGTCATCCTTTATACCTTCGCGTTTACCCGCTTGTGAAAATGATTGACATGGTACGCCGCCCATTAAAACATCTATTTTTTTATCTTTGTATTTTTCCAAATCTAAATCCACCATACTACCCCCTATAATATTTGCCTCTGGGTGATTCATTTTAAGAGTTTCTACACAATATTTATCTGTATCATTTAACAATAAAGGTTTAAAACCAGAATCTATAAACCCTTTACTTAATCCGCCAGCACCAGAACATACTTCAATAAATGTTATGGCATCGCTGCTATCGCAGCGCGCGCTGTATTCGGACAAGTTACTTTGTTGCGTTGATGTCATATTGTTGTTTGACATTCTTATATTTGAACTCATTTTGTATTAATAATATTATTTTTAACTAAAAGATTTACAGTTATGTAAAATGATTAATTAACAGTTCTGGATTATTTATTTCATATAAAATATCATGAAGTAAGCATTCTAACAAATATGCTTTTTTCTTTATGTAAGAAATTTTCAAATTTCTAAACCATGACTTCCAAATCTGTATAAATCTCCATGTATTTTTTGTACTTTTCAATGATAAATTTGAATTATTTACTAAAATATCTGAATACAATTTATAAAAATCAGTATATCGTTTCCAAGTTGAATATTCATATTTGTTTGTTTTAAATTTTACTAAATATTCAGCGAAATTAGGAATTTCATCTTTGTTTATTCTAAAATGTGTTATTTCAATTCCAAAAGCTCCTTTATTTTTAAATGAACGCAAAACCATAATGCCTGTAAATTTGATATTTTTTGATAGTAGTATATTTTTTGATTTATGATCGAAATTTTCAATAATTTTTCTTTTAGTATTACTGTTATATTTGTCTTTTAAATTATGACTACCATATATGTCTTGCCATAAAATTTGAAATTCAATTGATTCAAAAGTTACCCATTCTGGTATTTTAACAAATAATGGATCACATTTGTTTACATCTCCGGAAGTTGAACTCATACAAAAAAAATCCCAATCATGTGACTTTGTTTCAGAATTTTGTTCAGAAAAAGTCATTTTTGTAATTTTGCTTATTGACTAAACATATATATTTTTACTTTTTGTTTAAAATTTTAGAGTTATTGATATTTTCAGGACCATAGCTGAATCTTTGAAATACAAATGTTCTATTTAAGAAACTTTCTGATTTTTCTTCTTGTGATAACACAATTTTTTTGCTATCGTTTTTCTGATTGTTATAATAATGTTCAAAATTTTTCGAATGCTGTGGTACATTTTTAAAACCTAATTCAAACATTTTATGAGCAAAGAATTCAAAGTCTACTAAATATTCAGGATGAATCATATCAATACTTTGAACCAATACATGAATTTCTTTACCTAAAGAACTATCATTTCCATTTTTACCAAAATTTCCATCATAATTTTTACGAATTCTTAAAGTTTCTGTACCATTTGTATCTCTATATACTAAATCCATCCCCTTATTTTCATTTAGCTTATTATGAATTATATTTCCATCATAGCAACATCCTGCAAAATAGCCACCTATCTTAATATTGTGTGCTATATTTTTTAGGAAATTATCAAATATTGATTTATTTTTAAAGAAATAGTGCAATGAAAAGAATACACTTGCAACATCAAAAGTATGTTGTTTATCAAAAATTTTGTTATCTTTTACATAATTTTTGTAAATTCCGTCACTATTTGGCAAATCAAATGTAGAACTATTTGTAAATAGTTTTCCAGCATCACCAGACAAGAATACTATTTTATTTAGATCATATTTTTTATTTATTCCATTTTGTTTTAATTTTCTAAACAAACGCATATATGCTCCACTATTCTGGTGATGTAAATTATCAACACTATTGTCAATACCTACAACTTGTGCGTCATATTCAAAATATCTGGGTATATCACCCCCTCTTCCAGAACCAATATCTAATAATTTTTTACCATCTGTTTTACCAATAGTATTTTCAAACAAACTATCTTTTACGCATAAACGATGGAATTTTCTTAAATTTGAATCAGTTCTTTTTCCATCATTATAATAAGTATCAATTTGTTCATCAATTGTTGGTATTTCTTCATTTCCGGTCATTATTTCTTTAGTTACTGGTAAATAATAAGAATGCCAAATATCAAGAGCCACTTTATAGAAATTGGGTGTATCTTTATCCTTACGAACACGGATTGGAATCCATCTATATTCTTCATCAGCATCTTTTTCATAAATCATTTCTACAATATCATTATTTGAAATCTTTGTACCATTCCATTCACCATTATTTTTACACCGAATTTTACCATCAATAATAGGAAGTTTTACATAACGTGCAGACTCATCTTCTGGATCAAATGGCTTAAACTCTTTTACTAAATCCTTCTTATAATATTGTTGAAAATTTTCAGTTCCATTCATATTATTTATAAAACTTTCGCGAGTAAAAGGTTGTGGTTCTTGGTCGTAAGTAACAGACAAAGAACATCTCATAAAATTCGTCATTACATAACCAGTTTCAGTTTTCAAAGGTCTTTCATGTTCATCCATAAAACGTATTTTAAAATCAATACTATTGAAAGTAAAATCCTTCCATTTGAGCATTCTATAAAAGTCTTTGCCACTTTTAATAAATCCAGTCTTGTTTTTGTCATACAAATCATTTCCTCCAACTTTGTCATTTGGAGTGAAAATTAAACCATCATTTTCATAAATATTTTCGTCTATATCCTTAAAACATTCAACACATTCAGAATGAAATCCTTTATTTGTCATTGAAATAAATTTTTTAAGAATAACTCTTGGATTAATATTATTGAAACTTTCTACTGATGTTTCACTATCAATAATTTCTTTTGCTAATTCTAAACGATCTTCGAAAAATTTATTACGAATGTCTTTTCCTTTATAGAAATAACAATCAAATACAAGATAATCCGCAATTAATGATAAATCTTTAGTTTGATTTATCATTTCACCATCAAATATTGAACCCGCATATTTTTCATCAAAAATATAACCAGTCGGTTGGTATAATTGAGACTTTGAACCAAATAAGTATAGCTCTCCATTTTTATTTATTATTCCAGTCATTCTAAGCCCATCTGACTTTGGTGTCACATAATATTCCATTGCTTTTGATTTCATTACGCGTAATCTATCCATGCTTAAAGATATAACATTTGGACTGATTCTATATTTTGATTTATTTCTCTTTATAATGCTCATATCAAGATCAGAATCATTATTCAAAATAGTTTTATAGTAAAATCTCTCAACTTCTTCAATATCTCTAATACATACTATTTTCCATGTATTCCTAAATGAACATAAAATGGTTTCTATAAGTTTTTTCCAATTATCTAATTCGAAAACTTTCCTATCATCTGTATTTAATATATTTGGTACATATTCTATCTCTATTTCGTGTTTTTCAGTAGCATCTAAAGTATTTGAGTCTCTTAAAGTATATTCACCTATCCCAGATTTAACAACAGTCAAATCAACTGAATATCTTTCGTCGACCAAATATGAATATCTATTTTTTAAACGAAAAGTTTTTTTTAATTTTTTCCAGTTAGCGAGAACATTCCCAAAATCTGCCCCATTTTTATCAACAAAATTCTCTGTTTTCAAATTTATTTTACAACCTATACTTAGTTTTTCAGAATCCTGTTTCTCTTTTTTAATAACATTCCAAGCATTTGATGGAAGATTTGTTAATTTATCTGTCTTAAAGTATTCCTCAATATAATGTATACCATATATGCTAACACGATAAGAACCAATTGTTATATCCAGACTTTTTGAACGATCTTTTATATTTTTCCAATTTCCAGTACAGGTTTTTTTACGACACAAATTCATAACACGTGTAAATGAATCAACATTAACTTTTGGAGTAGTAATTATACATTCAAATTCATATTGATCATCCTTATATGCCTTGTTTGCATTTTTATTAATACTTTCTATGTCTAATAAAGTTAATTCCATTCTTGTTACTGACATATTATTATAATTAATATGTCATTTTTATTATATTTTTTACAAACTAATTTCACCAATTATGATAATAATTCAGCTACTTGTTTTTCTATTTTTTCTCTAACAAGTTTTACATTTGTAGCTTTTTGAAAATGTTGTTTATTATCTTTTGTAATATTCATTGTTCTAAACTTGACTTTATCCCCTTTATGTATTTTCTTTGTTTCTGTAAATACATATGCACCAGTTTCTAAAGGATCATCACATTTTATAAATCCACAACCCCCTTTTACAACATTAGTAACTGTCCCAAATAATGTAATATATTTTTTTGTGGATTGTTTCCTCTTATCAATTATATTTATTTCTTGCTGTCTTTGATCTATTTCTATTTTGTCTATTTCTCTTTTCTCTATTTCTCTTTTCTCTATTTCTCTTTTCTCTATTTCTATTTTGTCTATTTCTCTTTTCTCTATTTCTTTTTTCTCTATTTCTCTTTGCTTAATTTCTCTTTGCTCTATTTCTCTTTGCTCTATTTCTCTTTGCTTAATTTCTCTTTGCTCTATTTCTCTTTGCTCTATTTCTTTTTGCTTCATTTCTCTTTGCTCTATTTCTCTTTGCTTCATTTCT